CTTTGACGAATTGTTCAAGGACAACAATGTGAAATTCATTGAGTGCGATTTTCCAGTTGATGCATTCACTAACCGCCAACATTTTGATGTGTATTTTTGGAAACCACTAATTGATAAAGATTATGATGTGATTATAAGTAATATTGCGGAACAGTCCAGAAACATAAAAACCCTTATTGAGGTGGCAAAAAAGAAAACAAAACTGGTGACGCAATGTTTCTGGATGGATTGTCCAGAAATTGGAGAACCAAAGGTTCCAGAAGCATATTCTTATGATTGGCGCCAATTTGATGGGTATCAATGTTCAGATCTTTGTGTATTTACATGTGAGTCTGTGAGAGATGCTTTTGTCAAAAATGCATTCAGCAAATTCAATAATAAATATACTGAAGAGATTTTTTCGAAGAGTGTAATTTGGGATTTTGGATTCTCAACTATTGAGGCCGAGAAGTATCGGCAACAAAAGTTGTTGAATGATAAGGCAACAATTTTGTTTCTCAATAGATTGTCGGGAATAAATTATACTCATCATTTGGAATTCATTGAAGCAATAAATAGGATTGCAAAGTATAGGAACGATTTTGATGTTGTGTTTACGAATCCTTCTGGTAAGATTGACCAAGCGTGGCTCGAAGCTAATTGTGCAAACGTGAGAAGGATTAATTCGCCGCTTAGTCGAGAAGATTATTGGAAACTGCTTTACCAATCTGATATTTCAGTGCATCTCTTTACTCTCGAGCGTTACGGTGGGTGCTCCGTCAGGGAATCCATTCATGCAGAAAATATTACTGTAGTGGCGAGTTGTTTTGAACAAGAAAGATTAGTGGATATACCAGAGTTGAATGTGGATACTGTTGACGGCGAAATATCGATCGACTCATTGGAGAGATGTTTGAACTATGCGTTGGTCACAAGATATTTGTTTGACGAATTCAAAAGAATCAGAGAGAAAAACATCAAATGCTGCTCATTCGAGGCTCAAGTTAATGGCATACTTGATGGTCTTTATGCCCTGATCAAATGAATTGAGCTGGCAGTGTCCTGGTGATCCAGTTTTACTTCTTAAAGAGGTGTTGAGATGTCAATGAATGAATGTTTCAAAAATAGTGTTCTAGAGATAATAACAAATGGAATTGAAGTATCTCCACGCGGCATAAAAACAAAAGAATTGATTGCTCCAAGGATTGTTCTTGAAAATCCACGAGATCGCATAGTGACATTTGAAGAGCGAAGTACGGATATTTTCTACGCTGTTGGTGAGTTTTTCTGGTATCTCTCTGGATCTAACAAACTTGATTTTATCAAATATTACGCTCCTTCAATAGGGAAATTTTCTGACGATTGTGAGACACTCAACTCGGCTTATGGTTACAATATTTTTAGCAGATGGGGAGATCAATGGTTGGAGTGCATAAATATTCTTCGAAATGATAAGGATAGCCGTCATGCTGTGATTTTTATCAGAGAACCAAATGATGTGATGAAAAACACAAAAGACAGTATTTGTACAAATTGTGTGATGTTTTTAATTAGAGAAAATAGACTTCACATGACTGTATCGATGCGTTCAAATGATCTTTTTGTTGGTGGTATTTTTGATTTTTTCTGTTTCACAATGCTGCAAGAATTGATGTCAATTGAACTTGGCGTTGAACTAGGACATTATGTTCATGTTCCAAATAGCCTTCATATTTACGAGAACTGGTTTGAAGTGGCAAAAAAAATAATGAACAGTGGAAAATCAGTGATTGATGGCGAAATGAAGCCGATGAAGTTTATGAATGAAGATATGTGGGATGAGATTGCCGATGTATTAAAATATGAAAAAATGATTAGAACAGAACCAATTGAAATTGTTGGAGTCATAAAAGAAGAATTGGAAATGACAATAGGGATATCACATTACTGGGTGGAGTTGTTGACGGTTTTAATTTTCAAGAGATTTTTTATAGAAGAAGATTATAATAAGTGTGAGGAAATAATTCAAAAACTAAACAACAAACTTTTTGCCGAACTTTTAAGGAGGAAACTAATTGCTCAAAGTAAAAAAACTGCGTGAAGATGTAAAACTTCCTGTGAAAGCGAGAGAAGGTGATGCTGGGTTTGATGTCTTTAGCACGAGAGAAGTTCTTATAGAACCAGGAGAGATATTTAAGTTTCCTTTAGGTTTTGCTTTGGAGTTTGATCCTGGCAATGTTGTTTTGATCCAGGAGAAATCTGGAATGGCAGTCAATGGCATATCAACTATTGGAAATGTTATCGACTCGGGTTATCGTGGTGAATGCCATGCCATTCTTTTGAATTCGTCAAAACTTTCTGTCTGGATTAAAGTAGGACAGAAAATTGCTCAAATGCTTTTGATGCCTTGTTATACAGGAGATAAAATAGTCGAGGTGAAAGAATTATCAGAAACAGCGAGAGGAGAGGGCGGCTTTGGAAGCACAGGGAAATATTAGACCAAATTGGGATGAATATTTTTTGTCCTTTCTTCCAATAATTGCAAGCCGAGCAACTTGTGACAGAGGAAAAGCGGCTTCTAAAAGGATGGCAACATGACTTGTAAAGGAAATATACCTTGGAATAAGGGGTTGACTAAAGAAACTAGTGCAGCCGTAAAAAGTAATGGTGAAAATGTATCTAAAACACATAAAAAAAATAAAAAATTAAAGGGACGAAAAGCTTGGAATAAGGGATTGACTAAAGAAAATGATTGCAGAATGAAAAAGTCTTCAATTTCGCATATTGGAAATACTCCAGGCAATACTGGAAAATTTGCTATAATAAATAGGGAAGAATTATTCAAGCTTTATTGGGACAATTTAATGTTTAATGAAGAAATAGCCGAATTTTATGGAGTTAGTGGCGCTTCTGTTGACAGAGCATTAACAAGATTAAATATCCAAAAAAGGACTGCTTCAGAAAGGTTAAAGTTAGTTCATAACGGTGGAAGACCTAAACTTAATGGGTATTGGACAATAGATGGAGAATATGAACATAGATTAGTGTATAGAACGAAAAATAATTGTATATTGAAGCACAGTGATATTATTCACCATAAAGATTTTGATCAGACAAATAATCATTATTTAAATTTAGCAAAAATTAATGGATCTGAGCATGGTATAATTCATAAAAGAAAAAATAAGCCTGATAAAATACCAATGTATGAAGTATATTTAAGAATGGCAGAGTTGATTTCAAATAGATCGACATGTATTAGATTGAAAACAGGGGCTGTAATAGTATCTTCAGATTTAAGTAAAGTTTATTCAATGGGTTACAATGGGAATATACAAGGAGGGGTTAATTCTTGTAATGGGATAAGTGGTGAATGTGGGTGTATTCATTCAGAAGAAAATGCATTACTTAAAATGACATTTGACGACAAAAATAAAGTTTTATTTTGTACACATTCTCCTTGCAAAAATTGTGCAAAGAAAATAATACAATCTGGGTTTTCAGATGTTTTCTATAGAGAAGAGTATAGAGATTCAGTTCCAATTAAGTTTTTACATTTTTATGGCGTAAGAACATGTAAATATGTTTTATGGAAAAATGAATATAAGGATATTATATATTTATGAATACGAATTTTTGTCACCTCCACGTTCATGATCAATTTAGCCTCCTAGACGGTGTAGGGACATGTCAAGCTTATGTTGAAAAGGCCAAGAAATTAGGCTTTGAATATCTCGCCTTGACAAATCATGCCAACATCGATGGTCTTATAAAATTTCAAAAATGTTGTATTGAAAATGAAATAAAACCAATTTTGGGTTGTGAATTCTATATTGTTGAAGACTTCCATAACAAGGTGGATAAAGAAAAACGTGGTCACATATTAGTCCTTGTGAAAAATGCAGTTGGATGGAACAACCTTACAAAGATGCTTTCAATAGCAAATATGGAAGGATTCTACTATAAGCCAAGAATAGATTATGAAACATTCTTGACTTATTGCGAAGGATTGATTATAAGTACGGCATGTGCCGCTAGTTTTATCTACAATGAAAATAGCGATATATTTTTCGAGAAACTTTTGAAAAAGAGTGAAGATGTTTACTTGGAAATTATGCCAATAAATTATGATGGCCAAACAAAGCATAACAAGAAAGTGCTATCATTAAAAAGAAAATTTCCTCAATTGAAATTGATTGCAACAAATGATTGTCATTATCCAAACAATGATGATGTGAAAGTTCAAGAAGTTCTCTTGGCTATTCAAACAAAAGTAAAATGGAATGATCCAAAGAGATGGAAGTTTGAAGCAACTGATTTATTTCTTAATTCAAGAGATGAAATGGTGGAGTCATTCAAGAAAAATCATAGTTATATTGATGACGAAATTGTTGAAGAGGCTCTTAATAATACAATTGAAGTTGCCAAGAAGTGTAATTTTTCGATAGAGAGATCTGAAGTATTTTTCCCAAATGTTGTTGATGATGCCAGAAAATATATTGAAGATGTTTGTTATGAAAATCTTCAATTGAAAATCAAAGAAAATAAGAAGGAATATAGAGACAGACTGCTTTATGAATTAAATATGCTTGATAAGATGGGATTTTTGCAATACTTTGTAATTATTCAGGATATTGTTTTATGGTGCAAAGGACATAATGTGTTAACAGGTCCTTCTCGCGGATCTGTTGGTGCATCTCTAATTGCTTTTCTTATGGGAATAACAAACGTTGATCCAATTAAGCATAGACTCATGTTTGAGAGATTTGTTTCTCCTGACCGTATTGATTTACCAGATATTGATATTGATTTTGAGGACGCTAAGAGAAAAGATGTGCGAGCTTATCTTGAAGACAAATATGGAAAATACAATATAGCAAGCGTTTCTACGTTTTTGCAAATGAAAAGTAAAATGGTATTCAGAGATGTCTGCAGAGTTTTTGATGTTCCATTAGCAATGGTGAATAGCATTGCTAAAAATATTGATGATTTGAAAGAACAAGTAAATTCTAGTGATCAAAGGGAGGATGACACAACTAGTGGAGATATAAGTACGGCAATTTCATCTGTTCCTGAAGGGGTTGAATTCAGAAAAAAATATCCTGAAGTTGAAACAATATGTAATAAACTCAATGGTCAAGTGCGTGGAATTGGAAAGCATGCAGCCGCGGCAATCATTACTAGAGAAGATTTGAGATCTTCTGACAGGTGTAACCTTACAAAAAGAAGTGACTCTATATCCATAAATTGGGATAAAAGAGATGCCGAATATGTTGGTATGCTCAAAGTCGATATTCTTGGGTTGAGAAACTTGAGTATGGTTCATTACGCAAAGGATTTGATCAAAGAAAAAAATAATATTGATTTGGATTTTGAAAATATAGATCTTGCAGACAAAAAAGTGTTACATGAATTTTCTCTTGGAAATTGCGTTGGAATTTTCCAATTTGGGACGTATGGGTTGAGAAAACTTTGTAAGGAATTGATGGCTGATAGTTTTGAGTTGCTGACGTGCATCACGGCAATATACAGACCGGCTTCTTTGCGTTCTGGGATGGTTGACAAATTTAAACTCAGAAGGGCAGGCAAAGAGTCATCAATACATGATAATCAACTTGATGAAATACTTTTGGACACGTACGGCATAATTGTTTACCAAGAACAGGTGATGCAGATAGTAAATAAAATTGCCGGACTTCCATTCACGGATGCTGATAAAATAAGGAAACTGCTGGATAAGGAAAATAGAGATGTTCTTAACGAGAAATATATGCGTGATTTTGTCAAAGGCTGTGTTTCAAAAGGCATTGAAAGATGTACTGCAATTGAAATATGGGAAGAATTATTGCTTCATGGCGGATATAACTTTAATGCAGCTCATGCTGTGGGGTACACAATATTGTCGTTTATAAATATGTTTCTTAAGGTATTTTACCCCGTCGAATTTATGTGTGCAAGTCTTACATTTGCAGCACAAGAGAAAAAAGATGAACTGATTGAGGAAGCGAAGAGGCTAAATATTAAAGCAATGACTCCAAAGGTTGGTATTTCACATGCGACTAAATGGGTACCGTCTGGAAATACAATTTACATGCCTTTCATTGATGTGTTTGGGATTGGAGAAAAAGGTGCAGAGAAATTGGGAGCGATAAAACAATCTTCTTTTTTTGAAAATGATATTGGCATCAAAGGAAAGATGAAATCAATTTTAACAGATATTGATGCATACGATAAAAAAATCGTGAGTAAACATAAGTCGATTATTTATTCACTTTAGGGAACAAAAGCATTCAAGAAATCAAAACCGGGATATAATATATTTGAAAGGAGATTGCAATGAATGATTTTGAAGTTGACCAACTTGATTTGGATGGTGAGTGGCTTAGACAAGCTCAGTTGTACAATGACTGGGCTAGCAAAGCGGCAAGAGCTTTGAAAAAGCAAAACCAGATTTATCTTCAAAGGAAGATAATGAAAGCAAAGTTGTACAAAGCTGCCAAGGAGAAATTTGAAGTTGCTGGAAAAAAGCCAACTGGGGCTGATCTTGAAGCAGAAGTAAGAACAAATATGGAATATGCTGAAATTTCTCAACAAATGATTGATGCCGAGGAACAAACAGGATTAGCAGATGCTGGTAAATGGGCATTGGTTGAAAAATCCAAGGCACTCGATCGTCTTTGTATTGATAGAGACAAAGGATTTTTCATGCCAACTGGTAGTAATTCAAAAAGCAATCATCTTGAAGAACGTCAAGAAAAGCTCAAGGAAATTGATAAAAAACTTCGTACTGAAATGACTAAAAAGAAAATAAGTCGAGGTTAGTTACATGGATGCGATCAAGATCATTGGGATAATTTTAGGTGTTTTGTTTATCGGCTATATTGCGGTGCGATTGTGGTCGTCCGCATTTTTCCGTAGTAGATATGAGGCGAGTAAATTTAACCATAAAAAGGAGGAATGAGTATGCCGGTGGCAAGTAGACGGGACGCAAAGGCGGAACTTATGCGAAGACTCGAGGGAGATTACAACCGAACGAAAGGAGGTGGATCGCTTTTTAGGACGGATTTGACGGGTGTTAATTTTTGGAATTGCAAGGAAGCCGATCATATCATAGACATCATTCCTTACACTTCGGGAGAGAACGATCCGATCGAACCGGGTGGCGAGAGTTATGTTCTTGAGATTTTCACTCACAGAAATGTCGGACAACAGGAAGGCATGATTATTTGCATGGCAGAGACCTTCAAAAAGCCTTGCCCGATCTGTGAAGAGCGACGCAAAATGATCAAGAGAGGAGATGACGACGACAAAATCAAGGAATTGGCGCCAAGCAGATATCCAAGGTCAATTTACAATATTGTCTGCTACGACAGTGCTGATGAAGAGGCCAAGGGTGTACAAGTGTGGCACACAAGCAATTATTTGCTTCAACAGTATTTGCTTGTTCTTGCAAAGAAGCCTGTGAGGCCAGGGCAGAAGAATGTAGAACCTTTTATTGCTTTCATGGATTTAGAAGAAGGCAAGTCAATTGCTTTCAAGCGAGAAGGCAAGAAGGAAAATACAAAATACATTGGAGTCCGCTTTGAAGATAGAGATTACAAAATCGATGAGAAAATCTCCAAAGCAGCCTTTTGCCTGGATGAGTTGATTGCTTGGCCGGCATACGAAGAAGTTTTTCAGGAGTTTTATGGAATACCGTATGTTAGTGATGAAAAGATTATTGACAATGTTGTTGATTGTGGCAAAAAGTATGAAGAGAAGGAAAAAGAGGAGGTACTTTCTACGCGGGGTAGGCGACATGCGGAACATGTAGAAGAGAAAAAAGAAGAGGAGCTATCTACACGTACAAGACGTCATGCACTGGTTGAAGAGGAAAAGTCATCTTCAAACAAATGCCCTGCTGGGAAAGGGTTTGGCATCGATATCGATGAGTTAAAAGAATGCGACAAATGTTCCGTATGGAAGGAATGTGCAAAAGAGGCCGACGCTATTGAGAAGGCGAAGAAGAAATAACCGTTGGGCAAGCGGTATCGCGGTAGAGATAACCTCATACTTGGCCGTACAGGGATAAAGAAGCGCCGCTAAACCCTATAACTTGCCCATTTAACAAAAAGGAGAAAAAAATGATTGTTGAATTATTGGATGGAATGATTGAAGTGCTTACAACGGCAAAAGAAGATGCAAAGAAGTTCGAAGAAAAGGGAAATGCCAGTTCGGGACGTCGTGTCAGAGTGGCAATGCAGGATCTGAAAAAGAAGGCTCAGGAAGTAAGGGTGGCTGTAACAGAAGCAAAGAAGGGTTAGTTAGCTTAAAGAAGATGCCGGATAGCGACCGGCTGATTTCAGGGGATGCAGGGTAGCCTGAAAAAGAATGATAAAAAGCCTGCACAATTATTTAATGAGGACTTATAATGAAAATAGATAGAAGCGCAATAAAATCTGATGTTGAAGAAGTTGTTAACCAAACATTTTGTGAGACAGAAGACAGTCCAGTAGAATTTATCCATTCTGGTTCAATACTTTTGAATCTTGCCGCTTCTGGGAAAGGAAAAAATGGAGGCTGGGCAAGAGGCAGAATCATTAATTTTGTTGGTGATGGCAGTAGCGGCAAGACCTTATTGGCCTTGGAAACAGCAGCCTACTTGTTTCACAAGATGCCAGGAAACAAATCTCACAATTTTCCTCAAGTCAAAAAGGTGAGAATAATATACGACAACAGTGAAGGGGTAATGGACTTTCCAGTAGCACAAATGTATGGGAAAGATTTTTTCAATAGTGTTGAGTGGGCAAATTCCAAGACGGTAGAAGAATTTGGCAGGAAATTTACAAGAGAAGCAATGGAATATAAAGAAGGAACTTGTTTGTTATACATCATTGATTCTCTGGATGCCTTAACATCGGAAGCAGGACTGGAGAGATTTGAAGAGGCAGCAAAAAAAGATAAGGCAGAAGACGGATCCTACGGCACGGAGAAAGCTAAGTACCTGAGTGCTAATTTCTTTTCTAATGTTTGCTCAATGATGAAAGGAAAAGATATTACGTTGATTGTTATTTCCCAAATACGTATAAAGATTGGGATATCATTTGGTGAAAAGTATGGCCGTACCGGTGGCAAAGCGTTAGATTTTTATACTCACCAGGTGCCGTGGCTTTCCGAGGTGGAAAAACTTAAAAAGACTTTTCGTGGTGAAGAGAGAGTGTATGGAATACGGGTGCTTGCCAAATTGAAACGCAACAAAGTTGCAAAGCCGTTCCGCGAAGCAGAAATTTACATAATTTTTGATTATGGCGTGGATGATTTACGTTCTAGTATTGCTTACCTTTGGGGACCAAAGGTTAAAACGATTGATTGGAATGGAACCGAATACAGTCGTATAGAACTCATAAAGCATATTGAAGAAAATAATCTTCAGGATGAACTTGCAGAGAAGGTTGAAACCTGGTGGAATGAGATAGAAGATAATCTCAAGCAAGACCGCATTAGCAAATATTAAGGAAATCATGATATTGGAAAGGTGGATTTTCTAAAAAGAAGGTTAAAAAATGAGGCTGATTGTTGATTGTTCATGTTTGGCATATCGTTCATTTTTTACGATGAAAGGACTTTCGCACGACGAAAAGCAAGTTGGCATTGTATTTGGATTCATCAAACAAATATTATCTCTTGCAAATAAATTTTATTGTTCTAAGTTCATTTTTTGTTGGGATCATCGTAACTCTTACAGAAAAATAGAATACTCATCATATAAAGACAGTCGAAGAAAAGAGCAAACAGAAGAACAACAAAAAGACATGTTGGATGCCTTCCGACAGTTTGATGAGATTAGAGAAATTTTGCTTCCAATGATGGGATTCAAAAATAATTTTCAGCAATCCGGCTACGAGGCGGATGACCTCATAGCTCTTATAGTCAAAAGATTCCCGGAAGAAACAATCATAGTGTCAACAGACAATGATCTTCTTCAACTTATTCATGCTGATCGTTTCCATTCAGTAAAAATTTACAATTTCAAGGAAATTGTTGGTGATGCTGAATTTCGCAATAAATGGTTTGGACTTGATCCAATTAAATGGGCGAATGTAAAGGCAATTGCCGGGTGTGGCAGTGATGAAGTAAAAGGAATTGTTGGTGTTGGCAACACTACTGCCGCAAAGTACTTGGCAGGAATATCAAAAGGCAAAAGTGTTGAGAAGATTGAATCTGAAGAAAACAAGCAAATTGCCGCCAGGAATTATCCTTTGGTGGCTTTACCGTATGCAAATGGATTGAAACCTATTAACATCAAGTGGATAAATCCTGATGATATTTCAATTGATAAATTCAAAGCTATTTTTGGTCAATACGGTTTTAAATCGCTGCTTAAAGAAGACGAGATTCTAAGATGGACAAGATCATTTTTTGGAGAGAATGATGGAAGAAAGTAAGATTCTGACTTTTGGTGTCCATAAGGGAAAAACATTGGCAGATCCTTGTATTCCAAACAATTATATAATATGGCTTGCTAGCCGTGGCTCATATCCAGAACCAGGGAATAGATTTGAAACTAAATGGAAGGTTCCAATTGATATTTCAATTCTTGCTCGTCGAGAAATGGAACGACGTGGGTATAAAAGGAAAAATGATAAATATGAAAAGGAATAAAGACTGTGAGTAAAGGGGGAACCTACGAAAACGAAATTGCCAACAAATTGTCTCTATGGTTTACAGATGGAAAACGAGATGATATTTTTGGCCGTTCTGATGGTTCTGGCGGCAGATTTACTTCTCGCAGAAAAAAAGGAAAAGACACGGCAAATATGGCTGGTGATTTGACATTTACGGACGTGGAAGGCGAACCACTAATCAAAATTTGGAATTTGGAGTTAAAAACTGGTTACTCAGGCAAGAAGAAATTGAAGGACGCTGATGGTGATGTGATCAAGATTCCTGTATACTCCACTAAAAAAGGCGAGACAGATAAAATCATCAAATGGAAGGATAAGGTGACATTGACTCTGTGGGATGTTTTGGATTTTGTGGACTCTACTCAGAAGAAGCCTGTTCTTCAAATGATGTGGGAACAATGTACAAGAGATGCTGATTTAACTGGTCGTCATCCAATACTCATCTTCCGCAGAAGTAAACGCCAGTCGTGTATTTGTATGAAGCGATCTTATTACTACAGTCTCGGTCATTATTATGGAAAGTGTGTTGCCAATATGGTTATCCTTGATGTTACAGAACTCAATCAAACTATTGTTGTTATGCCGCTGAAAGGGTTCTTTGAATGGGCACAGCCCGTCTGTAAATTTTTATCCGAATGATTTTGAAAACAGAGGTATAATGATAGTAGAGGTGTGACGGTGTTCAAGTTTTTTGACATATCAAATTTCCAGAGCCACGAGAAGACGAGAATTGAATTTGCCAAAGGTGTGAACGTCATTTTCGGTCTCAGCCAAGCAGGAAAGACAGCTATTACAAGAGCGATGCGTTTGTTAATTGACAACCGTCCCTTGGGAGGAAAGTTTTTTTCAGATTTCGCAGGTGACAAAGGCGATACCAAAATCACTCTTGGACTGGAAGGCAACCAAGATATATCCATTATCAAATCCATCAAGATTAATAAGGATGGCGGCAAGCAGGTAACCAAGACAGTGTATACAATTGGCGAGACAGAATTTTCCTCTCCAAAAGATCAGGTCCCTGACCAAGTAACAGCAGCGTTAAATCTTTCCGAACTGAATATCCAAAGACAATTTGATCCTCCATTCCTTGTCTCTGCTTCGGGAGGCGAGATAGCCAAGACGATCAATCGCATCACAAGGCTTGAAGAAGTTGATGAATGGGTCTCTGAATTGACCAGCGAAATAAATGCTGGCAATCGCGATTTAGTACGTATGGAGCAGGAAGCCAAATCTTTGATCCAGGAGATTGAGATTTACAAAGATATTGATGAGACTGAAAAGGTTGTATCTGAATTGCAAGCCAGCGTTGGAATGATTGCCAAATTGCTAATCCAGAAAAATGATCTAGATAAGATGCTTGTGCAGCTTGAGGATGTAACTAGAGAGCTGGAAAAACTTGAGGACATCCTCAAGGTGGAACGTTATGTTAAAAAGGCGGAGAGTTACCAAAATTCCATCTCTTGTTTTGAAGATATGGAGTTATTGATCGGCCAACACGAGCGATTGACTGATATCATTGATGTGGAAAATCTTGGCCTTAAAGATCTGGTTGCCATTGATGAAAAACTAAAGGCTACTGAATATGACACAACAGAATACGATGTCTTGAGTCGTCTTTATGAAGATGGCACAGTAAATTCATTGAGGCTTGAAGATCTTGGTAAGGCGTTGCTGGCAGAAAAAATCATTCTAAAGGCAGAGAAATTGGACGGAGAGATAATGGCTTTCGCTGAGATGAGAAATGTTCTGTATGAGCACGAGCAGATTGCTGATGTTGAGGAAAGCAAGAGGATTGCCTACGAGATGGCGAAAAAGAAGTATATGAAAGTGTTGTTGGATACCAAAAAATGCCCAACGTGTTTCTCTGTGATGGATTCCAAACATTTGAAAGAGATTGGGGCATCCTTATGAATATTGTACAAATAAAAAAGAAGATGTTGGAATGGGAAGATTTTTATGGGGCCGATATCTTTGAGATTGATCGGATCAAGAAAGCAAAAACAAAGAGAGAATTAGATGCTGTTTTACATGATTACAGAAGGCACATGGAAGATCGTGAACAAGATGCCTTGAGTCATTTTGATCAATTTAGATCAAGTTTGGGATTGGATCCACTATAACAAAGGAGGAGAGGAAAGGATTATGAAGAAACTCATCACCAAGAAAGTATTAGCGAAGAAGGGGCCAGCTGTTATCCCGGCGACAATATTGTACCGCCGGATGCCTGGTGATATGATCCTGATTGTAGGATTTGAAAATTTTCTCTCTGCCGAGGAACTGAAAAGCAAATATGGAGAGACAATTACAGAAATCTATCTGTCCTATCAAAATCATCTTGAGAGAAAATCGTACACCGACGGTTCGATATACATTCAAATATTGGAAGGAATGGAGGCCTTTTTTGATCGGCTTGATATTGGAGATCTTTTGCCTCGAAAGGTCTTTTCCAATATTGTTGCTGATGTCAAAAAGGCCGGATCGCTGCTCCATGAAGTTATTTTGGCTCAAGGTAATGATATCCGACGCATTGAGATTTAATAGGAACCTTGATGAAGATTTACAGGCCAAAATATTGTGAAGATGGTTGTGGTAGGGAAGTAAAGTCAGGGAAGAGATTTATTCATGGACACAATAAATCGATGAAAGGTAAACATCATTCGAAGGAATCAAAAATAAAGAATTCGAAAACTCAAATAATAGTACAAGGTGCCCCTGAGGCAAAAGAGAAGAGAATAAAGGTAATGAAACTGGCAATGAATCGCCTTGAAGTAAAAGAAAAATGTTCACGATCAGCAACATTAGCTGGTGCTCGTCCCGAAGTAAAAGAAAGAAGATCAAAAGCACAAATAATCGCTCAAAATCGTCCTGATGTTAAGGATAGAATAAGGCAAACAACAAAAATAACTCAATCTTTACCTGAAACTGGACAGAGAATTTCTAAAGCACAATTGATTGCTCAGAATCGTCCTGAAGTCAAGGAGAAGAAATCAATAACTGGCAAAATAACCCATAATCTTCCCGAGATTAAAGAGAAAAGTAAACAAACTACTTTAAAACTTTGGCAAAATATTGAATATTGCAAAAAACAAACAATGTCAAGAGCTATTTTGCCAAACAAACCTGAAAAATTTATTATGGGTATTCTTGACAATCTTTTCCCACATGAATGGAAATATACTGGTGATTTGAGTTTTATGATTGGCGGTAAGAATCCTGACTTTGTTAACATTAATGGTCAAAAGAAATGCATTGAACACTACGGTGATTGGTGGCATAAAAACAACAACCCACAAGATCGAATTGATTTGTTTAAGAGGTATGGATGGGATTGTTTGGTTATTTGGGAGCACGAACTCAAGGATTTTAAAACCCTTAGAAGAAAAATATTTGATTTTGCAGAGGAAAATAAATGAGATTTTTATGTCTATCCGATATTCATTTACTTTGGGATAATCCTGTTGCAAGAATGGATGATGTTAAAATAACTCAATTTGAAAAATTGGATTTTGTTTTTCAATATGCAAAAAAAACAGAATCAACGATTTTAACTGCTGGTGATTTTTTTGACAAGCCGAGATCTTGGTCGTTACTTCCGGAGGTAATTAATTTCTTAAAAAAATATAATTTAAGCATTTATACGATTTTTGGACAGCACGATACTTACATGTATAGCGAAGAAACGAGAGACAGAACGAATTTAGGTATCTTGGCAAAAACTGGATTGATTTCATTGTTGGGGGAAGAACCTATTGCTTTTGAGAATGGGAAGGTGCAGATATATGGAGCAAATTTTGGTCAAAAGTTGCCTTGTGTCAAACAGTATGGTTTAACAATAGGAGTCGTTCATGCTTCAATTTCAGACAAGTCTTTGTATCCAGGACATATTTTTTCAAGTCCTTTTGATTTTATTTCTGAAAACAATAAATATGACTTTGTTTTGTGTGGGGATATTCACAGATCTTTTTATTTTAATTATAAAAAGCAGCAGATTTTGAATTCTGGTCCAATGATTCGGATGGAGGCTACGGAATACAATTTTCAACATAACCCGAAATTTGCTGTTTTTGAGTCAGATGATAAAAGTGTTGAATGGATTGAAATCCCTCATGCCAAAGCAGAGTTGGTTCTCAGCAGAGATCATATTGAGAGACAGGAAGAAGCAGAGACATTGCTTGATGATTTTGTAAAGGTCATTGGTGCGGAATATGTTGACATGGGAGTTTCTTTTGTTGATAATCTAATGGCCTTTACAAAAGGCAACAGTGTTGAGAAGGAAGTTATGGATGTGATTGCAAAATTTATTGAGCGTAGGACCAAGGAGGGACTGTAATGGCAATAGACGAGCAGAAAGTTTTGGCTGATCTGAAAGCAGAAATTGAACGCCTGAAACGTGATGTCGCTGTGAAAGAAGGGGAGAGAAATTCGATTTTACAACGAATTAAGAAAGATTTCGATGTTTCTGATCTAGATTCGGCATACACCAAATTGAAAGAGCTTGGCAATGATATTGAGATCAAGAAAGAGCGCCGTGATGAGTTGCTGAAAGAAGCGCAAGACAAGTTGAAATCTTACAGGCGGTAGAAATGACAATCGAAGAAATAACAAGTGAATTCTCAGAAGTCAAAGCCAGGCACAAGCTTCTCAAAGGTGACCTTGATGGCAAGCTTGAGAAAATCATTACAGAGAAAGAACGTGTAGGCCATATGGTCAAGGCCAGATGGGTGCTTACGGAAGTCGCGACTGCTACACAGCGACGATTTAAGGAAAAAGTTGAGACATTGGTCACAATGGCCATCCGTTCTGTATTTGATCGTCCATTCCAGTTCCTGTTGGAGTTTGAACGTAAGCGGAACAAGATGGAATGCAGGCCAGAGATAAAAGAACTGGTTGATGGAAAATTTAGAACTTTCGATCCATCAGAAGATATGGGTGGTGGCATTGTTGACATTATTTCTTTCGCCCTTAGGATTGTTTTATTGTCAATTTCCGTTCCTCACAGCAGGAATACAATAATTTTGGACGAACCTATGAAGAACCTTGGTAAATTGATAACTCTTGGTGGCCAAGTCATTAAAGAGATTTCTCATAAATTAGGGATTCAAATAATTTTAGTTACTCATGATGATAGTTTGATGGAAATTGGGGACAAATCATTTTTTGTAACTCATGATGGAAATAAATCTAGTGTTAGGGAAATGACTAAAAGCAATGTAATGCAAGATAAGCCCATTATTGAAGTAAAACAATTTCAAATTAAAAGAAAAATAATAAGAGATCAAAGATGAAAATTTATAGACCAAAATTATGTGAATGTGAATGTGGCAGAGAAGTAAAGTTTGGTAGAAGATTTATTCGTGGTCACAATGGAGTATTAAATAATTGAAAGATTTCAAATCTTTAAGAAGAAAAATCTTTAACTTTGCAGAGGCCAAAGGAGATCAGATTGATGCTCCAAAAAAAGTCCGTATCACAAGAGGTTCTTGATTCAATAAAAATATTTGTTGAAGAAGGAAAAACGGATCTAGATATATCGAAGATTCTCCATAAATCTGTTAAGGAAATTTATAATTTAAGAAAGAATGTTCTTAAGATAACTTTATATGGACGTAAAAAAAAGTGTGAAAAGTGTGGAGAACAAAAAGCAACAATTTGCTTCAATAAAAAATCAAAATACCCAAACTGGTGTATAATATGTCGTAAGAAGTATGGAAATGAAAAATCAAATAAAAAGCGTGGAAGACCATTTGGTAAAAAGGCATGTGGAAACAAAAGAACGGAAGACTTTATTTGCCTTAGATGTGACAAAGTTTTTAATTCAGAGATATTTATTGGACTCGGAGGGAGAGAAGAGCATTATAAGCTTTGCAAAAAATGTAGGAACATAATATCGAATATGGAGCATGTGTCGATATGAAAGAAGAAATTCTTTATTGGATAATTAATGAAAATGATCCAATTAATCTTTGTCCAGTATGTAACACAATGCCAATTCAAGTTCCGTTTGGAGGGCACAAATTATCGAGAATTTGGAATAGATTAAAACCAGGAGAAATATTGCTGCATTGTTCAAACAATTGTCTTGAAGGGCAAGAGAAGATCAAGGTTAAAATATTAAGGCCAGAGCAACCAAGAACTGAAGAACATGAATCTATATGAAAGATCTTAATGACTTCAGCCGCGAGTGTCCTGGTGATTCAAGCAATACTTAAATAGCAATATCTCAAGTAAGAAAGGACGGCAAATGCAGAAGCTCATTTTTCTAGACACGGAGACGACGGGAACAGATAGACAAAATAGTGGCGTGTGGCAAATTGGTGGGATAATTGAATGTGGAAAACGAAAGGAAGAATTTCTTTTTGAATGTGATGTTTTTGAGTGTGATATTTTGGATCCTGAAGTGGAGAAAGTAACGGGGATAACTCTTGAAAAACTTTCAAAGATGGAAGATCCAGGTAAAACACACGATAAGTTCATTGCACTTTTGGATAAATATGTAAATCGTTATGACAAGAAGGACAAATTCCATTTTATTAACTACCGGGTGGATTTTGATGAAGATATGTTGATCAGGTGGTTCAAAAACAATGATGATGATTATTTCTTCTCTTGGTTTTGGCATCCTGGCCTTTGTATGATGCATGCTGCTAATGTCTATCTTCAAAAAGAACGTGAAGAACTCAGGAATTTCAAAATGGATACCGTGGTGGAATATCTCGGCATTAAAATAGATACAACAAAGCAGCATAATGCATTATACGATGCGACAATTGCAAGAGAAATTTACAACAAAATTGTAAGAAAATAAAAGAGGAAAAATGACGAAAGTACAACAAGTCAGAAAAGAATTTGACGAACCCTTTAGAGACGTTGTAAAAGGCTTTGCCGAAATGGGGTATTCACGAAGTTTCACGGCAAAAGTCCTTGAAATAAATCTCTCGTACTTCCGTCAATTGTGCACACGATTTGACCTTCATCAATACTTTAAGCCACAATCGGAAATGTTGCTAGAATGTAAACCAAAAGGCAAAGGATGGCCGAAAGGTAAAAAACGAAAAAGAAGAGAAAAATACTCCAATAACCAATTATTATATGCTGTAAAAAAATATCCATTTTATGATGAATTTATTTTGTCTGCACCAATGGCTGCTTCAACTGTGAAGAGAAGGTTTAATGTTTCTTGGAGAGAAATAACCTTGATGGCTAAACAAATTTTATAAATTTGTTAAAATTCAAAGCTAATCCTGCCTTATATTTGTGCATAATAATATATACAAATTGTACAAATATCTTTTAATATTCAAAAAAATGGCTTATATTTTGGGCCATGAAAATACAACGAGAAATTCCATTTAAAGTAAAATCAAAACGCGGCAGACCTAAGGGAAAAACAGGTGTAGGCAGAAAGAGATATATAACTGTTAAAAGGTTTGTAGCTGAGTATTTAGTAGATTTGAATGGTGCAGCAGCTTATCGAAGATGCGGATATGGTACTGGAGATAATGTAACCGATGCTACCGGTGCGGCAAGACTACTATCTAGAGCTGATGTTTTGCAGTGTATTGCCGAGGCGGAAGAGGAAAGATCCAAACGTGTTGAAATTACACAAGATTTGGTATTAAAGGGATTGCGGCTTCTCGCCATGGCCAATATAAGAGATATTGCTACTTGGGATGGAGAAAGGTTTGTTTTAAAGCCGTTTAATGAATTGACCAGAGATCAAACATATATTATTTCATCAATGAAAATAATGCCGAAACAGTTTGGTGGTATAGATTTGGAGTTTAAAACACCATCGGCATCTGATCAAAGAGCATGTTTAGTTGACCTTGGTAAACATCTTGGCATGTTTTGGGAAGGCAATAAACAGGAAGACCCAATAGAAGGTGCAAAGAAGATCAGACAGGCATTAGAGGAGATGGAAGAGAGGACGGCACCAAAGCAATGATAAAAAAAAAGAATCATAATGCCTCTCTACATGATTTTGATCTTCCTGGAATGCTTACTTCTAGATGGTCAAGATTAAAATATCATCCTGAACAAAATCGTCTATGGCATCATCCATCACGATTCAATGTGAACCCTGCAGGACGTAGAAGTGGCAAAACAGAGCTTGCCAAGAGGAAATTGGTCAATCGGGCAATGCGAGGCACCAAGTTTGATGATGCACGCTTTTTTGCTGCTGCACCCACTTATAACCAAGCAAAGCGAATATATTGGGAAGACCTGAAGAGATTGACTCCGAGATGGTTTCAGTTGAAGCCACCATCAGAATCTGATTTATCAATCTATGGCATAAATGGTTCTGCTATCCAGGTTCTTGGCATGGACAAGCCAGAGCGTATTGAAGGTACGCCGTGGGATGGTGGCATACTTGATGAATTTGGTAACATGAAGAAGGATGCCTGGGGCAAAAATGTCCGACCAGCCTTGTCAGACAGGAATGGCTGGTGTGATCTGATTGGAGTGCCAGAAGGGAGAAATCATTATTACGATCTGGCCAAAGAGGCACAGGAAAACAAATCGGGCGAATGGGGATACTTCTGGTGGAAGAGTGCAGACATACTTCCAGCCTCCGAAATAGAAGCAGCCAAGCAGGATCTTGATGAGTTGACCTACCAACAGGAATACGAGGGTAGCTTCATAAACTTTGAAGGAAGGACTTATTACCCCTACCTTGAACAAACCCACAATGCCCGTATTGCATACGACCCTAAGCAGCCATTGATTTTCACGTTCGATTTCAATGTAGCGCCTGGTACGGCTGGAGTATTGCAGGAAAAGCAGGTCAGTGATTTAAAGACTGATGCTGTACTTGTTGGGGAAACAGTAACAGGGATCATTGGCGAAGTATTCATTCCACGCAATTCAAATACTCCATTGGTCTGTAACAGGTTGATCAAAGACTGGGGCAATCATGAAGGCAGGATTTTGTGTTATGGTGATGCAACAGGTGGTGCAACTGGATCGGCAAAATTGGCAGGATCAGATTGGGATTTGATCAAACAAATGTTGCACAATCATTTCGGTGACAGGATTTCATTCAATATACCAAGGGCAAATCCATCTGAAAGAGATAGAGTCAATGCCGTCAATTCCCGGTTGAGGACGATGAACGGCAAGATCAGGCTGATGATAGACCCATCAAAAGCGCCGCACGTTGTTAAAGACTTTGAAGGGGTCCAGTGCGTGAAGGGTGGTTCGGGGGAGATCGATAAGAAAGCAAATCCGGAGTTGAGCCATCTGTCGGATGGTATCGGTTATTACATCTGGAAGGAGTTCCCGGTCAGGAAAGTGGAAGACGGCATGGTTGTGGTGCGGGGGTTGTAAGA